ATTGGGTAAGATGGTAACCCCTTATGACTTCTCTACTATAGAGAGGGGTGAAAAGTACATCACCATACAGCATGATGAAACTGGGCTTGTAGTGGCTTATACGAGTGAAGAAAGATTGAATGTGAAAATGAATTAAGAATGAAGAATGTATTAGAATCTTTGAAAGAAAGTGTCAAGAGTGGTAAAATCACAATCAGAGAGGCAGCTATAAAACTGCATAAAGCAGGGTGGACGAGTTTTGTAGACGTGGATAAAACGAAACAATTACTTGAATTATGAACTCAATAAATGTAAACGGTTGCAGCGTATGTCAACCCGGTAAAGAAAATTACACCACCTACACTACCAAATTGAGAGGTAAAAGAGTGAGAATGTACCAGTACGACTACCGTACTGAAAGTGGTGAATTCTTTGCTTGTTGTGCGCCTACCTTAGAGGCGTGTAGAGAAAGACGGGACAAATGGCTTAGTTCACGACAATAAGCCGATTGTCGTGTATAACGATTGAAGATATTTCGTTATCTTTGGTTGTGGTAGTACCTTTGGGGTACTATCGCGGGGTGTAGCAGTGGTAGCTTTTCACTTTGACTTGGTGAAGGTCGGTTGTTCGATTCAGCCCCCCGCAACTATTGAGTATTAATTTAAATTTGACACGATTATGAACATTCTTACATTAAGCATCAAACAGAAGTATTTCGATGAAATCTTGGCAGGCAAGAAAACCCACGAATACCGTGAAATCAGACCAACCAACGCTAAGAAGTATATCACTTACCTATGTGGCGGTAAAGAATATCCGGCTGATGCAGAACTGCCTGAAGAGGGTGAAATAGAATTAAAGCCTATCAAGTACGATGCAATCAAGCTTCTGACAGGTGCATATACAGGTAAACGTCCTTATATTATCGTTGAAGTGAAAGCAGCAGAAGCTGTTATTCTCACAGATGAAAACGGTAATGATATTGTTTACGAACATCAAGGCGAAGAGTATCTTGCTGCACAAATGGATTATACTTTGGGCAAGATATTAGAGAGACATATAGATTGATTTGTTTAACTTTTAAAATTAGAAAGCAGAGTCGCAAGAAGAATTAACAGAGTAGCCGGGCCTCGCAGAAATATGAACGGTGCAGGGGCTGGTGGTAGATTGGTTGCCAGACGTGGCGGTGAAGCTGGTACATCACAGTTGGGGTCACGCAGACAGCGTTATAGTGACCTTCGTACTTCATTTGGTTTAAGTGGTGGTTAGCTATGAGCAAGGTAGAACAAGCGAACCGGTATATAGACCTCATTCGGGTAAAATCGAATGAGGCTTTACTGTTTTTATCACTTGGTAAGGATTCGCTTGTTCTGCTTGATTTAATCTATCCAAAGTTTGACCGGATTGTTTGCGTGTTCATGTACTTTGTCAAGAATTTGGAGTATATTAACCGTTGGATAAACTGGACTAAAGCCAAGTATCCGAAGATAGAGTTTGTTCAAGTACCACATTGGAACCTTACTTATATTCTCCGTGGCGGTATGTATTGTGTGCCAAATCCGAAAGTAAAGCTATTGAAGTTGGCAGATGTGGTAAAGGCTATGCAGCTTACTCATGGAGTTTATTATACATTCTTAGGCATGAAAAAAGCTGATGGTATGAATCGTAGGCTTATGTTGAAAGGGTATGAGGTAAACGGTTACGAGAATAACGGTATGGTTTATCCTTTGGCTGATTGGACACAAAAGGATATACTTGCTTACATGAAGCAACACAATCTACCCGAGCCAGTTCGATATTCATTGAAAGCCAGTTCGGGAGTAGGTTTCAATCTTGATTGTATGCTTTGGATGGAGAAGAATTACCCGCAGGATTTACAGAGAATTTACAAAGTTTTCCCAATGGCTGAAAGAGTGCTTTGGGAGTATCATAATCAACAAAATTAATAGGAGGAATGCCGAGTTAGAAGAAAATCTATTGCACAAATATTTTCACAAAGGGATAGAATATTGGATTCTATAGGAAGAATGGCAACCAATGAACGTGCTCAGAATAGAATATATAGAGTGCGTGGAGCGGCTACAAGATATTCTAAAAATATTGAAAAAATAACTGGAAATGTTCCCGGAATGGTCTTTAAACGATTTACGAATAGGCAATACATGGGTCTAAGCAACGGCTAATATGGAATTATCAAAATACATAAAGAGTGAATCGGTGGAACTTAATCGTTCTGCCATTCACTTTGCGGATTATAATCCCCGAAAACTATCTGATGAATCACGTAAGACACTGAAACGTGGCATCAAGAAATTCGGATTGGTAGGTGGAATAGTTGTGAATAAGCGTACCGGGCTTACCGTAGTCAGCGGGCACCAGCGTTTGTCTGTCATGGACGAATTGCAAAAGTTTCCCGATAACGACTACCGTATTCGTGTCGATGTCATAGACGTGGACGAGCAGCAGGAAAAGGAGTTAAACATTCTAATGAACAACCCGAATGCACAAGGTACATGGGATTTTGACGCTCTTGCCCGTATTGTTCCTGATATTGACTGGAAAGATGCAGGTCTGACCGATGCTGACTTGAATATGATTGGTGTCGACTATCTTTTGCAGACCGAAGAGGAAAACTCTATTGCGGATGCTTTGTCTGATATGATGGTCCCAGTTTCCGAACAGAAAGAAGCCGATAAAGCCGCCAAGCAGTTGGAACGTGCCGAAAAGGTTGCCCACATGAAAGAGGTCAAGCATCAGGTGAAAGAAAACGCACAGAAGCAAGCCGAGAACATGGATGCCTATGTGATATTGTCCTTTGATACCTATGAAGCTAAAGCCGCATTCTGCGAAAGGTTCGGGTATGACCCTGATATGAAGTTCATAAAGGGAGAAGTATTTGATGAACAAATAGAAAGGATTGATTAATTAAATTTAGAAGAAGATTGAGTCAGAAGGAAAAGTTTGAATGAATTAAGTGCACAATTTCGGAGATTAGAGGCGCAGGCTCGTACAATTCAAAAGGGTTATGGAAATAATCCAAGGGCTGCACGTGTTATAAATGCGTTTGAATCATCTATGAAGCAAAGAGGTATGTGGTTTTTCTCTAATCGAAATAAAAGGGTTGGAACGGGGAAATTTGCTTTAAGTAACGGATAAGTTTATGAATAATAGTGAATCTCAAAACAGAAAAGGTAAAGGAGGAAGAAAGCCTAAGTTTGATTATACAAGCGAGGAATTTCTTTCTCTCGTGGAATCGTATGCCAAAAAGGGATTCACTGACAAGGAAATTGCTTATGCCATAGGGATTTTGCCTCAAACATTCTGCGAAAAGAAAAGTGAGTACACCGAAATATCCGAAGTCTTAGCGCGTGGGCGTGCGACAATCAATGCCACTGTAAGGGCTAAATTCCTTGCAATGGCGCTTGGTGGCATAAAAACCAAAAGCACCGTGGTAAGAAAGCTCCGTGATTCAGAGGGAAATTTGACAGGTGAGGACGAATTACAAGTTAGCGAAAGTGAGTTAGCACCAAATTTGCAAGCAATGTCCGTTTGGCTGTATCACCATGATGAGGATTGGAGAAAGATTGAACGCAAACAAGATGAAGATGCTGATATTCCAACAGACATAGAGCACGGCATCAACATTGATTCTTGGATTAAAGACAAGCTGAAATGATAGTACCTCAAGAAATTTACCATCCATTATACGAGGATAAGGAAAAATTTATAATTTTTATCACCGGTGGGCGTGGTTCGGGAAAGTCTTTCAATGCTTCTACCTTTATTGAGCGGTTGACTTTTGAAATGACTCCCGTAGAGAAAATAGTTCATCAGATTCTTTACACCCGTTACACGATGGTTTCTGCCGGTATGTCTATCATCCCCGAAATGATGGAGAAGATAGATTTGGACGGTACCACGAAATATTTCAAGACCACAAAGACGGACATAGTCAATAAGATGACTAAGAGCCGTATCATGTTTCGGGGTATCAAGACTTCTTCCGGGAACCAGACAGCAAAACTGAAATCCATTCAAGGCATTACGACTTTCGTCTGCGATGAAGCGGAAGAGTGGACAAGCGAAGATGAGTTCGACAAGATAATGCTCTCCATCCGTAAGAAAGGGATTCAGAACCGGATTATCATCATTATGAATCCTTGCGATTCCAATCACTTCATCTACAAGAAATACATCGAAAACACTCATAAACTGGTAGAGATTGATGGTGTGCAGGTTCAGATTTCCACTCATCCGAATGTCCTTCATATCCATACGACATATTTCGACAATATCGAGAACCTTTCTCCTGAGTTTCTGAGAGAAGTCGAGGAGATGAAGGAGAAGACCCCGGAGAAATATGCTCATGTGGTTATCGGTCGTTGGGCTGATGTGGCTGAGGGTGCTGTGTTCAAGAAATGGGGTATTGTGGATGAGTTCCCGATGTGGTGTAAGAGGGTCGGAATTGGGCTGGATTTTGGTTATACTAACGACCCTACAGCAGCTATCCGATGTGGAATCATAGACAATGCGCTATATTTGGACGAAGTGGATTACCGTACAGGTTTACTATCTGGGGATATAATTAAGACTCTCCGTCCGTGGAATCTAAAGGTGATAGCTGACAGTGCAGACCCACGACTTATTCAGGAAATCCATAACGGAGGTATCAAGATTTACCCGGTAGAGAAAGGGCAAGGCTCTATCAATGCCGGTATTGACAAGATGCAGGGAATGGATATTTACATAACCAAGCGTTCTTACAACCTTCAAAGGGAGTACAGAAATTATGTCTGGGCAAAGGATAAGGATGGGAACTATATCAACGAACCGGAAGACCATGACAATCACGGAATAGATGCTGTACGTTACTATGTATTGGGTGAGCTTCTTGGTAAAATTCAGAAGCCGAAAGATTTAACAGGAATATTCACACATTAAAAATATAAACTATGCCATTGAATTTAGAAGAAATATTAGCATTGTCTGACATCGGGCAGAAGATAAACTACCTGAAGAAAGGTAGGAAGACTGAACTTCCCGACTGTTGTAAACTTTGGGACGATTGGAATCCGGAACGCCATGAAATTATGGTTGACAAAAAGAAGTATCCGGACAGAAAGGTTCTTGAAAAAGAAGCAGAGAAACACTTCGATGAAAAAACTGGTAAGACTTATGAAATCGAAGCAAAGTATAAGACTGAACCGGTGAACCGTATCTCCATTCCATTGGAACAGGATATAGTGAACATTCAAACAGCTTTCACGGTCGGCACAGAACCGTCTATGGATTGCACTCCAACCGATGATGATGAAAAAAAACTGCTGGATGCGGTAAAGGCTGTATTCAAGTCTAATAAAATCAAATATCAAAACAAGAAGATTGTCCGTGCCTGGCTCTCCGAACAGGAAGCGGCAGAATATTGGTATGTTACCGATGATGATTCGTTTTGGGCAAAGTTTTGGAAGAAAATAAAGACTTCTTTCGGGGGGAAGGTCAAGCCCACCAAGAAACTGAAAAGCGTGTTATGGTCTCCATTCAGAGGTGATAAGCTATACCCGTTCTTTAACGACGAAGGTAAAATGATTGCTTTCTCACGTGAGTATAAAAAGAAGCTCATGGATGATTCGGAGGTCATCTGCTTTATGACTATCACGGACAAAATGGTTTATCAATGGGATTTGTCTAAAGGATATGAAGAAAGAACTCCTTTTGCTCATGGATTCCCAAAACTACCGGTTCTCTATGCTTATCGTCCTGAACCTTATTGCAAGAAGATTAAGACTTTCCGGGTCCGGTTGGAGAAACTGTTATCCAATTATGCTGATTGTATCGACTATCATTTTTTCCCCATTTTGGAATTAATTGGTGAAGTGATAGGGTTCACTGGTAAGACAAAGGATAGAATGGTAAAACTGGAAGGAGAGGGGGCTGGTGCACGATATTTAACATGGAATCAGGTGCCAGATACCGTAAAATTTGAAGCAGAAACACTCACCAATATGGCTTATGATATGTCAAACACTCCAAGAATATCCTTTGAGACGTTGAAGGGGGTAGGCAAAGCATCAGGAACCGCTTTCCGCTTTATGTTCATGGGTGCACACATGGCGGTAGAAAATCACGGTGAGGTTATCGGCGAGTTCTTGCAGCGGAGAGTAAATTTCATTGTTTCCGCTTTAGGCTCTATCAATCCAACCGAGTTTAGCAAGGCATCGCAGACCATTGACATAGAAACAGAACTGGTTCCATATATGATTGATGATTTGAACGATAAGGTTACTACGGCTGTCTCCGCTGTTAGTGGTGGTGTATGGTCAAGACGTGAGGGCATTATGTTTGCTGGGAACGCTGATAGGGTAGAAGAGGAGCTTGCAGAAATCAAGGAGGAACAAGCGGCAAAGAATAACAATGCAGCGTCTCCTAACTCCAAAGGATAATTCATTACTTCATGTTCTTATCGTACTATTGAGCGGAGCTAATTTAGTTCCGCTTTTTTATTGCTAAATTCTATATTGTAGAATATAATCTTTGGAAAAATTTTATAATTCAAAATTAATTCATATTTTTGCATCAAACAAAAGAGGTATGAGGATTGTATCACATAAGAAATTGAAAGAGTTCTACGAGACGAAAGGCTATGAAGATTCACGCATAGCCTTAGAACGTTGGTATGATATAGCGGAAAAAGCTGAATGGAAGAACCTATCAGACATTAAAGTGGATTTTCTTTCTGCTGACTATGTAGGCAACCAACACTACGTTTTCAATATCAGAGGCAACAACTATCGGTTGGTTGTCGTTGTTAAGTTTACAATTGGGTACGTCTTCATTCGCTGGGTTGGTACTCATAAAGATTACGATAAGATAGATTGTTCAACCATTTAAGAGATAGAAGTATGAATAAAGTAACGAAAGAACAGTATGAATTTGCTTTGGCGAGAGTGGAGGAACTTCTGCCATTGGTTGATGACAATACGCCTTCAAATGATAAGAATGCGGTGGAGCTTACAGTTATGTCCGATATTGTGATAGCATACGAAAAAGAACATTATCCGATAGAAAAACCGACTGTTGCGGAATTGATAGAGCTATCCCTTGAAGAGAAAGGGATGAGTCAAAAGCAACTTGCTGGTGAGATTGGAATAAGTCCATCGCGTGTGAATGACTATATCTCCGGACGTTCGGAACCGACCCTCAAAATTGCGAGGTTGCTATGTCGAGTGCTGAATATACCTCCGGCCGCAATGTTGGGATTCTAATCCAAAATACAAATATGAAAAAGAGAAAGAAAATAGTATTACTACTAGGTGCAGGTTTTCCTGTAGCATGGGGAGCTCCATTTTCCAAAGATATTCTTGATAGAATAATTGAAGATAAAGAATATATGTATGATAGTAATACAACTTGGGGTAAATTTATATTTGATACATTAAAATCTTTTTATGAAGAGGAGGACGGAGTCACTGTTAATTTCGAGACAGTGATTGCTGCATCGGAATCTATAATGAATTATGTTATAGCGTCAACCAATGAAAACAGGAATTCGTATAATACGTCATTTACTCCTGCTGTTAATGTCCTAATAGACTCCATCCAGCAAAAACTAAATGAGATATCTGATAAATTAGAGAAAAGGAGGCATTTTTATTCTATATACAAACATTTTGTGGATATTGTTATTCAACTCATTAAGGGATATGATGAAAAAGCTTGTGCTGCTGAGTATAAACTACTAAATGAAAGATTGAACGAATTTATTGAATCTTTATTGAACAAGAAATATTCAGTAAAAATATATACCACAAATTATGACGCTATGATACCTCAGATTCTTTCAAAGCGTAAAATATATATGGGGGAACATTTGTTATCTGATTATAGTATTGTTTATAAAGCTGATTATTTAAGAAATAAAGACTCTCATTTAAGTTACTTTTACCTACATGGCTCTATCTATTGGACTTTTAAATTTGTAGAGAATAAATATAGAGTTGTAAAATCTACGATAACTGGAGAGGTGCAATCCTTAACTGCTCAAGGCGGAAATCCGAGTGAGAATTTAATTTTTAGCCCGATAATTGTTGGGTATACTAAGACTCAAAGAAGTCTAATGAATCCTTTTAATATCGGATTTACTAATTTTGCAAATGATTGTAATGATTGCAATAAGTTGCTAACAATAGGGTATTCGTTTTCTGATCCACATATTAATTCTATAATTCAAACTAATGTAGACTTTAATAAAGTTCGGCTTGCATATATAGGATTCGTTGAAAGGTTTGAAGGTTCTTCAGAGTATACGAAAATAGATTACTTCATAAGAAGATTGTATAAAAAAAACGAGGATGAAAGTTGGTTCAACTCAATTAATAATAATTTTGTTGCATATAAAAAAGGGTTTTCTAATTTTATAGAGAATAGAGATAATTGGACTAAGATTTAAAGATTGCTAGCATAAAAAAGGCGTGATTCACTCAGTTTCACGCCTTTTTTATACTCATTTCCCACAATCACCTGATTGTGGTTTTCTACCACTCCAATTATTCCCCTTTCATTCACTTACTGACTACTTTATATACCGTATTTACGACAATGGATTGATTGTCGTGAATGGGAAGCCTAAATATTTATCAGTCATCTGTATTGGTAGTATTTTTATTTCCGCAAATTGAATCTCAAATTTTAATTCATACGGTATGACAATCTTAGAACAAATTTTGGCAGGGCTGCAACAGAAGTTTACTGGGGTGGACACTGCTATCTTAACCCGAATCGCTACTAAAAAAGCAGAGGGTGTAACGGACGAGACAAAGGTAAACTCAATTGTTGAGGGTATCAGTTTTTCGGACGTGCTTAACTCCTATGGTGATTTCCGTGCCGGGGATGCTTCCAAGACCGCAGTTTCCAACTACGAGAAGAAACATAACCTTAAAGACGGTAAGCCAATCGAGACTACCACAACCATCAAAACGGAAGAGAATAAAGACGATGTGCCTGCATGGGCGCAAGCTTTAATTGACTCCAACAAGAACCTTTCTGATAAGCTAACACAGTTAGAAACGGAAAAGGCTCAAGCAACACGTAGCCAGCAGATTTTGGCAAAGGCAAAGGAGTATGGTATTCCCGAAAACTACGCCAAACGATGCGCCATTAAGGACGATGAGGACTTGGACGCATACTTCAAGGACTTGAAGCAGGAGTTCGCAAATGACGGCTTCAAAGGCGTAACCCCTCCCGAATCAGCGGAAGAGAAGATTGAGAAAGAATCTGAATCTATCGCTAAAATGATTGATGAGGGTACGAAAACTATTGTTGAACAAAACAAGAATTAATTATGTCAGCAGGATTTAAGTATGACTTGGTTCCGCCCGTTGAGCAAGAGGAACGCTACGATGTCCAGACCGGCATTCGTAGACGTGGTCCGTTCAAACTTGATACGCAGAACCTGGTAGTGGGAAGTTTTCTTCCCGGATTTACACCGATTTGTGCGGACTTGAAAAATAAGTTCGCTTATGCGGTAATCAATGTGAGAGTTGCGGAAGCCTATACCACTGGTGGAGAGGCTTTGTCTATTAAAGTAGCCAAGAACTCTTTGGCTTATGTGGGTATGTTTGTCGGAAACGGCAAGAAAGGTGCAGAAGTAACGGCAATTGATAAGTCTAATGCCAACTACGATGTATTGACTATTAAGGCTGCTTTTGGTGAGAATATTGCCAAAGATGCTGTATTATTCAATGCGGTTGCAGTTGATGGTTTAAAGCAAAAGCATGTCGCTAATTCGGCTCTGTACAACCGTACAAAGGTTGAGGATGGAATTACATTGGTTTCATTGCTTCGTACAGCCGCAGAGATTGAACCTTCAAAATTGGTTATGCCGTTCTCCGAGAACGATAAAGCCAACATGAAGGGATGGTTTGAATTTAACGAGTAAGGAGGTAGGATATGTTTTTAACGATTCAAACATTATTCGATGATGCGAATATTGTTTCCGCTATCATCAGACGTGTGAACCAGACACGCAAGGACACAATCTATTGGCAGCAGTATCTTACTTTCCGCAGAGTGACTACTCGTGTGTTCAAGGATTATATCGGTTCTGTAACCGGAGTTATGGCCGGCTCCATCAATTCGCGTTTTGGAGAGAAACCCATCCGTGAACGTCGGAACATCGGTTCCGGATATGGTGAGATTGCCTATTTGGGTGATGCTTATCAGATGTCTATTGACCGTCTTTCTGAATTGCAGGATTTGATTGACAAGTTCAATGCCGCTAAGCCAGCCGACCAAAAGGCTGCAATGGAAGAGATTGTAAACTTCCTGGCAGATGACTACCGTCAGATTACCCTTGCCGCCCACAAGCGTATGGATATTATTGTCGGTGCGCTGTTGATGCTTGGTGAAGCCACCGTTTACAACAAAGACGCTGCAATCACTTCCGGTCAGACCAATAATAAACTGCTGGAGATTACCCTTCCGTTCAATTTTATCAAGCCGAAAAGTGGAGATGTGGTTGTGGACGGAAAGAATATGTTTATCTCTTATTTGAGAGAGAAACTTCATTCCTTGGCACCGGACTATGGCGTTTATGCCAAGATGGTTATGACTCGTGCATCTTTCAACAAGCTTATTCTTGGTTCATCTGAATTTGGTGAGCAGTACAAGAGGATTCTCGGCAGCAACGAAATGAAGTTGAGTACGGGATTGGTTTCCTCTTCTTTGGCTTCCGAAGTGTTCACCGGCATCGGTTTGCCGCGTATTGAAATCAAGGAGGACTACGTGAAAGACCAGACGGGAAAGAATGTGCAGATTTACGCGGATAACCGTATTACTCTGTTACCTTCTGACAACATTGGTTATATGCGCCATCATACCCCGTATGAAGCGACAGACCCAGTACAAGGACGTACTTATATCCCGTCAGAGGGGCAGATGCTTATCTCCAACTACCGTGACAAAAACGGTCGCTACATGGAATATACGGCAGAGTGGATTCCGCAGATTTCCAATCCAGATTTGATAACCAATTTCGATTTGAACGAAATTGCATCCATCCAATCAGCATAAGGGGGTAGGATATGAAAGTAAAGGTTATATCAGTTTTCCGCGACAAGTTCACCGGAAAGTATTACACTCCCGGTGAAGTGATTGAAGTCGGTGAGGAAGCCCGTGTGCTGGATATGGAAAGCCGCAGACTTGCTGAACGGATTGAGGCAAAAAATACCGAAGTGAAAGCCCCTGAAGAAAAGAAGGAGGTGAAAATTTCCCTCTTTGAAAAGGAGTTTGAGAAGAAGACTTTGATTGATGCTTTGAAGTCCATCGGCGTACAGGCTTCCGGCAATATGAAAGAGGAAACTCTTTTGTCTAAGGTTTCAGAACTGGATGAAGAATCAACAGCCAAACTGAAAGAAGCATTAGGTATCGAGTAAAAGGATAGGGTAGTGCTTCTACCCTTCCATTGCCTAATTTTATAAATCAGAAAAGAAATGAAGAATTTTATTTTTGCCATGTGTGGTTTTTTTGATGATGTCTTTGGTTTCGTTGAGCGTGCAGGCATCAAGTGTGGAATCTCCCAAGTGTGAATATGTGAATCCATCGGTTAATGCCGGTTTGCCGGATATTCAGTCTATCACTTTGGAAACGGCTCTGGCTGATTGTGTTGTACTAACCATGCCACAGACTATATTCTTGGTTGCAAATAACCCGGCTATGATGTGTTCGATAAAAGAGGAAGCGGCTATTCAAGGGATACGAATTAATGTTCCCAAATGCCCGTTCAGATACATCTATAAATCAAAGTATTGCACGCATTATAGCTATACTGCATATTGTAAACTGATTACACCATATTGAATGATAACAGTCATGAGTAACAAGGAGTTTGTATTAAGCGTATTTGATAAGAATACCCCGTCTAATCTTGTAGTTGAAAATATACTTTCAAGAACGGGATTGGATGGCGAAGAACCTTTTGCCGAGGAAAATAGGGCAAGATTAGAGGTCGCTTGTGCCAAGCAAATTCCGTGGATGATACAAAATCCATCTTCGGTCAGCGAAAGCGGATTTTCTGTGTCTTGGTCTAATCATGTTGATAGCCTAATGAAATTGTACTCATGGCTGTGTAAACAGTACGGTTTGAAAGACGAACTGGGTAACAAACCTAAAGTGACTTTCTTATGATATTCGCTCCACACATATTGCAGGTAAAAGTTATCACCCCGATGGATAAGGATGAGTTTGGCAGACCTATTCCCGGAACAGGTGGTGAAAGCTGGCAGGAAGTATGCAAGTGCCGTTGTGATGATAACACTACCAAAGAGTTTTCATCTGATAACGGCTCTGTGTATCGTCCGAATTATCATGTGGTATGCGAGAAAAGAATTACTGTCAAGGCTGGCGATGAAGTACGTTGCATGGATGGTGATGGCGTAAGAGGTCAAGGCGAAGTTTATACAGTGAAGAGTACAAACTACTTTAACTACTCGGAATTATGGATGTAGATTTCGATTTTTCAGATGTCGACTCCTTTTTCGATGAAGGAGAATGGGAGGTCGAAAAGAAGATGATTGATGTAGGCGATGAAGCCGTGAAGTACGCAGAGGAACATGGGGATTATCAAGACCATACACTCACTTTGAGAACGTCCAATGATTACGATGTCGATAAAGACGGTTTGACGCTGAAAAACGAAGCGGAATACGCTTCATTCGTGGAATCTAAGGGATTTGATGTTTTAAGTAGTGCCGCTTTATATGCGGAGAAACGATTAAAAGAAGAATTTGAATGATAGTAACCACCGACATAGGAAACATCCTCTATCGGGACTGCAAGGCTTTCGGAATAGATATAGTGCCTGATGGTGAAACGCTGACGGGTGAATTGAAGTCCGAAAGAATCGTTATCCACACGAAGAAACAACAGCCGGGAAAGTATTGGAAGAAATCTTTCGCAGAAGTGAATCTATGTGTACCCAATTTAAGCGAGAATGAAGCGAACACAATCCGGCTTAACGAACTCGAAAGAAAGGCTGGCAAGCTGCTTGATGATGTAGTAAGCACCTATGACGGTACAACCTATCGTTACTCTATCGAATCAATTGGCACGGAAGCGGATACAGCTTTGAAATGCCATTACGTGAATGTGAGAATTTTATTTGAAGTAATAAATGTAAAACTATAAGATTATGATTTCAGCAGTAGGAATAAAAAGAATCTTGTTTGCCGATATTGATAAGGTAACGGCAGACATTACCCCCGAAATCGCAAAGACTTTGATTCAAGCCGCCATCAAAGCGAAAGATGAGGTTTTGAACGTACATGGGGAAACGTGGCAGATTGAGGAGACGGAAGCCTCCGTCACTGGGTACAAGAACCAATTAACGGGAAAGAATTACCGTTACGATGATGTGCCGGGAGAAGTATCGCCCGCTTTCTCTATCGGACAATATGACTGGAAGACCAAGAAAGCGTTCATGGGTGGCGATGTTATTCAGGCAACATCTAAAGATGTAGGTTGGAAGCGTGCTTTGGATAAAGTTATTATCAACAAAGCATTGTTCTGTCTGACCGATGATGATGTATGGTTCATCTTCCCAAAATGCCGTATTGTTTCCCGTGAAGCCAATACGGATAAGGCAATTGCAATCGCTGTAAAAGGCTTGGTGCAGGAACCGGGAATCGAAGGTGTTTCTTCTGAGTATAACTATGAAGAAGGGCAGATTAAAGCTTTGCAGGCATGAACTACAGTAACCATTGTACCTACTCCTTCCGATGCGACCGTAAAGCTGGACGGTGTAACGGTCAAGTCAAAGCAGGTGAATGCTGGAGCTACCGTTCACTATGAAGTGTCGAAAGTGGGGTACGTCACTCAGTCAGGAGATATTAAAACCACTCCTTCTGAAGTTGATACCACTCTTAAAAAAGAGATAACATTGGTAAAAGTACAAGAGTGATAACCGGGGGATGGATATATACCATTCCCCCTTTTAGTTTAAGAATATGAATCAAGCAGCAAAAACGGTTTCTGATGCTTTGTTAGGGCTGGATTTCATGAATGTGGAGATAGGAGGGATGGTTTATACCATTAAACCTCCTACAATTAAAATTATCTGTCGTGCCATTCATCATTTTTCCAATATCGGCATGACTGGAGATAATGTCATGGAAGCTATTAAAGAACTTCCTGAAATTACTGGAGATATGCTGAAAGGCATTTCTTGTTTCATCTGTGGCAGTGAGGAACTGGCTGATAATTTGGAGAACGGCACTTTTGAAGAAATCAAAGATGCCTTGAAAGTCTGTTTCTCTATGATGGATATTTCGGCTTTTCAGTGTGTCAGCTCGATGAGGAACGTGTCGATGCTGGCAGCAAAACCGAAACAGTAGGAAACACAACGTTCTTCGGGCAGATAGCCCATTTGATTGACACGCTGCATCTGAGTTATACAGAAGTGTTTGAGGTTATCCCTTATCGGAATTTGCTGATGATGCAACGGGATAAATTACACGCAGTATATGGTGGTCAGAAGGTGAATAGAATCAGTGGTAAGGAATTGGCTAATCGTAGGAAAAAGAAATAGATATGGCGAAATTATATTTTAAGGTAGGTAGTGACTGGGAAGAAGTTGTAAGACTTCGTAATGAAATTGCAAAATTAAAGCAGGAGTTAATGAGCATGGATGGCACGCAGTCTCCTGCTGCTTTCAAGGCTTTGAATGCCCAACTTGCTGCATCCAACCAAAGATTGGATGAGTTGGTGACTAATGCAGCCAAAGCTGGAGCAGAGATGGAAACGGGATTCAAAAGGAAAATCTTCGATGCTTCTCAGGTCGTGAATGGATTCACAGAGAAGATTCTTGCTCAAAAAGCGGTAGTTAAGGATATTGAAGCAGATGTAAAACGTCTTGGAGATGCTTATCGTATAGCATTGAAAAGGAATCCGTTATCAGCAAATGGCAAATTAGAAGAATACAATGCTGCCCGCAAAGCTCTTGATGAAGAAAAGGCGGCTTTATTTGGATTAACCCAACAACAAGCCGAAGCGCGTCTTTCCGTAAAGAAACTTCGGGATGAATACGCCCTTTACAATGATAATGCTAAGGAAATCGTAGAAAGTAACAACGGTATCGCTATTTCTTGGAAGAAAGCATTGGCGGTTATTGGTGGTGCTGGAGTATTAAAGGCATTAGGTTCTGAAATGATTCGTGTTCGTGGAGAATTTCAATCCATGCAGACTGCTATTGAGACTATGGTTGGAAAGGATGTGGCAGGACAACTGATTCCGCAAATCAAGGAGCTGGCTAAGATTTCTCCACTTACTATGTCAGATATGGTTGGAGCAGAAAAGATGATGCTTGGATTTAACATACAAGCAGAAGACACTATCAAATACTTGAAAGCCATTAGTGATATTTCTATGGGGGAATCCAGTAAGTTCAATTCGCTGACTTTGGCATTTTCACAGATGTCAGCAGCGGGTAAACTTATGGGGCAGGATTTGAATCAAATGATAAACGCTGGATTCAACCCGTTACAGATTATCTCCGAAAAGACCGGAAAATCTATCGCAACTTTGAAAGATGAAATGTCCAAAGGTGCTGTTTCCGCTGAAATGGTTCAACAGGCATTCATTGATGCAACTTCCGCAGGTGGTAAGTTCTATAATATGTCTGAGAATGCTTCAAAGACTATCAATGGTCAGTTGTCTATGATGCAGGATGCTTTGGATTCCGTGTTTAACGAATTGGGAACTAAGTCGGAAAGTGTTATCATGGACGGTATTCAAATGACAACTTCGTTGATTCAGAATTATGAAACAGTAGGTAAGGTCTTGGCTGGATTAGTGGTTACTTATGGTACATACCGGACCGCAGTGATGCTTGTTACTGCTGCCGAAAGTAAACATACTCTTGTGGAGATTGGACTTACCAATGCCCGTTTATTGGCACGAAAAGCGCAGTTAGCTTTAAACGCTGCAATGCTTACCAATCCTTATGTAGCTTTAACTGTCGTTATCGGTGGGCTTGCTACTACAATGTGGGCAATGTCTGACAGTACAACTGCTGCCGCCCGTGCTCAAAAAGAATATAACGGCATTAAAGATGCTGCATTTAAAAAAGAACAGGAACACAAGCTGAAAATCGAAGAATTATTGACAGCTGCTCGTGATGAGAGTTTGGCTACTCTTACTCGGCAAAAATCATTAGAAGAACTTCGTAAAGAATACCCTAAAATTTTCGAACAATACGATATTGAAAAGCTAAAGTTGGAGAATATCTTAAAGTTGAAGCAAAAAATAAACGAAGAAGATTCAAGGCGTTCTGTTCAAGGCAGGAGAGATGATTATAATGCTCTAAACCAAACGATTGCTAACCAACGGAGATATTTGCAGCTATTTGATAATCCCGATTTACGGAAGAATATGTCTGATTCCGATGCAGAAATATGGAAAATGTTTTCTGGTAATCAGTCATACGTACAGGTGCGTGAGCAAATGGAGAAAAACTCTGAACTTTTAAAAAAGTATCAGAAAGACATGTTGGATGATAATATTTCCGCTTACAAATCCAATCTTAAAAACTATTCTAAGGAGAAGCTTGAAGCGGAATTGAAACTTGCTCAATCGTCTGCATCCAAACGCAATGGTTTTGTTGTAAACGGGATGATGGTTAAAGGTGGAGATTTAGAAAGCGTTATTTCTTCAATTAATGGAGCGTTGGCTAAAAAGAAATCCCCTACTACCTACAAGCAGGATTATGAGAAAGCGAAGAAAGACTGGGATGATGCTAAGAAGAAACTTTCTGAAATAGAAAAGGATAAATCCAAGTTTACTTCAAAGCAGTATGAAGAAGCTAAGAAACGAGTAGAAACAATAGAAAAAGCCTATAAAAATTTGGGCGGTATTACCGGAAGTTCATTAACCAAACAAGATAATCAAACCGAGAAACTTCGTAAGCAGACTGATAAATATAATGCCCTCCTTGATAAGCAATCATTAGAACAGCAACGTTCTGCCGAAGATTTGCAGATGGAAGTTGATGAAGCCCGAATCAAAGCTATGGATGAAGGTTCTGCCAAGACTATCGCTGAAATGGAACTCAACTTTGAAAAGGAGATGCAGGCTATTGACCGACAAAAAAAAGATGCTTTGCGGAAGAAAGTTGAGGATGCTCGCGCTGCATGGGAAGCTAATCCGAAGAAGAAAGGCAAGTCTTTTGATGCTACCGGTATTGAACTTTCCGATAACGAACGGAAGCATTTTGATGAACTTTACAAGGCTGCCATTGCCAATAATGAAAAAGCATACAAGGATTTGACAGAGCAATATTTGTCTTATACGGATGAACGTCTTGCCATTGAAAAAAAGTTTAACGATGATATTGCTGTATTGCAGGAAGCCCGTAAGAAAGCGGAAGCCAAAGGTGATGCCAGTGAAATAGCCAAAATAGACCGAAGCGTTGAGAAGCGTACAGAAGTCAAGAATGAAGATATATTCAAACTTGATGCTGAACAATTCAAGAAAAATATGAATTGGGAACAAGTCTTTGGTAATCTTGACAAGGTTTCTACTGATACTTTGAAAAAGTTGAAAGTTAACCTTAAAGACTTTATATCATCTCAAAAGGATTTATCTCCTGAAAACCTTAAAGAACTGGTAGATGCTATCGAAAGGATTGATGATAAGGTTTCAGAACGCAATCCTTTTGAAGCTATGTCTGTTTCCTTTAAATCCCTTAAAGATGCCACTGATGCTCAACGTGAAGCGCAGGAAGCGTATAACAAAACGCTCAAAGAAGGTACAGACGAAGAAAAGAAGAATGCAAAGGCTACTCTTGAAAGCGCAAAAAACAACAAACAGAAAGCGATATCGGAAGCTACTACCGTTTTACATCATGGCGTTGATGAGATAGGTCAATATGTCGATGCCGGTAATCAAGTTATCGGTATCATGGAAACGCTTGGTACAAAAACACCTGAATGGTTGGAGGGAACAATGTCCGGGTTTGGCGAGATGTTGGATGGACTTGGAAGTATAGACCTAATGAAACCAATGTCTATTGTTACTGGTGGTTTGCAAACAATAAAAGGAGCTTTGACAAGTATCACATCATTAGGTGGGGTAATTAATTGGAGTGGAAGCAATGCAAAGGAGGTACAGGATTCCATTAATCGTCTTGCCGACCGTAACGAGACGCTACAGACTTCTATCGAATCATTGACAGATGAGATAAAGGCAAGCAAAGGAACGAAATCCGTAGCTACGTATAGAAGTGCTTATGAATACCAGAAAGAGCAGAACTCCAATTATCTGAATATCGCCCGTGAACAGGCAGGTTACCATAATTCACATAAGAGCTGGCAATACTACATGAGATGGTCTGCCGAAGACTTGAAATGGATTCAACAGAACATAAACAAGAATTTTACCGGAACTTCTTCATTATGGGAGCTGACACCTGAAGAGATGGAAAAACTCCGTAGTAATGTTGATATATGGACAAAGATGCAGAATGCCGGGAAAGGTGGTTATGGTGAACGTGTAACCGATAAACTTGATGATTATATTGAGCAGGCCGGCAAACTGGAGGAGTTGACCGATAATCTTTATGAGGGTCTGACCGGAATGTCATTCGATTCCATGTATGACAGTTTTGTAAGCAGTCTGATGGACATGGAGAAGAGTGCTGAGGATGTTGCTGATGACATATCCAAATATTTCATGCAGGCAATGCTGTCAAATGCCATCGGTGAACAGTTTAGTGACAAACTGAGAACATGGTATGACAAATTCGGTGAAGCCATGAAAGATGATGGTACGCTTGATAATAATGAGCGTAAGGAGCTGATGGATGAGTACATGGGTTATGTGGATGAAGCCATGAAGCTTCGTGATGAGCTTGCCGCAGCAACCGGATATGATAAAATTTCGCAAGAATCAACATCGCAGTCAGCTTCATCCAAAGGCTTTCAGACAATGAGTCAAGATACCGGCGAAGAGTTGAACGGGCGGTTTACAGCATTGCAGATTGCAGGAGAAGAGATAAAGAATCAGAATATTATTCAATCTCAATCACTTAATCTATTGACAGTAAAAGCAGATGCTATCCTTTCCATGAATACAGAAACGAGGAACATCGCTGATGATACGCGAGATTTGATAGCACAATCTTATCTTGAATTGGTACAGATTTCGGAAAATACAGGAGCTATTGTAAAACCAATCATTCAAATTCAGAAAGATATGGCAGAAGTGAAAAACAATACATCTAAATTATAAACTATGTCAGATTTATTGATAAATACCCAAGACGCCTACACAACATGGGGGGTAAGAATGGGAGAGGGCTTTCTTGATGTACTTGGGGCATCATCACCCATGAAAGAATTTATAGAAAATAAGTCCCGGTTGGAACATGGAAAACGTGTGATAATCAATGACCCCAAAATAGATGAACGGGAAATAACACTTTCTTTTACAATTGAAGGAAATTCCCAATCCGACTATCAAGCAAAGAAAAAAGCTTTCTTTGAAGAATTGTATAAAGGTGTGGTTGATATTCAAGTTCCGGCTAACAGTAATGAGATTTATCATCTGATTTATCTTGGGAAAAGCGTTGCTTATGCACAGAGTTTAGACCAGACTTTCGGAAAAATTTCAGCCAAGTTTAACGAGCCGAACCCGGCAAATAGAACCTAATTCACGACATTGGATTTATTGTCGTGTATATGAGTGTCCAAAATAGGGCACTCTTTTTTTTATCTGCGAACTTTGGATGCGTTATGGTAGACATCAAAGACATATTCGGTAAGACAAGATTTTCGACCCCCATTAATGCTGGGGCTAAAGGCAGGTTTACCCTGATGAAGGAAGACTATATCATCCTTCCGTTCAGTGTTCCCGACCCGGTGTATTTCAAGCTCGGCGACTACGTGGATTTGTCGGGAGTGCTTGACGAGTCCCTGGGTGGACTGCTGTCCAAGGTCTATGAGATAGTGGATTTGCAGAAACCTGCCTTCAACGCTTCTACCGGGGGATATGACTATGAGCTGCGCATGGATGCGTATTACTGGAAGTGGAAGAACAAGATTTTCAAGTACACTCCCGAACATGCCGGCCATGAGGCTTCATGGTCTCTGACTGCACCCCTTGATGTGCAGCTCGGCGTATTCCTCCGCAACCTGAAGGCACTCGGATATACGTACAAGGGAAAAGAGTTTGAGTTCAGCATAGATTCCACAGTGGAGAACAAGGCCGTTGCGATGAGGTACGACAATATAAACCTTCTTGACGCCCTGTTCTCCATGGCCGATAAGGAGAAATGGGACTGTGATTGCTGGATAACGGATAACATAATCCATTTTGGGCGAAATGAATATGGTGATTCCGTCAGAATCGAGTTAGGGGTTGAAGCGTCAGCCATGACCCGCAGCGACAGCAAAGGTACTTATGCGACCAGAATCTATGCGTTCGGCTCTACCCGGAATATCCCGGCAAACTACCGTCCCGTGGACGAGCAGACGGTTGTCAACGGCGTAGTCCAGCGCAGACTGATGCTTCCCGCGGACACGCCTTACATTGATGTGTATCCCGACATGTCCGAAGAGGAGGCGATAGAGGATATTGTCGTATTTGAAAATGTCTATCCCCGGCGTACGGGCACATTATCCGACGTGCATACCCGCACCGAAGAGGTGAAGGACGAGAACGGCACGAAAGAGACCGTCACCTACTACCGCTACAAGGATACCGGGCTGGAGTTCAAGGATGAATATCTTATCGAAGGCCAGGAACTGAGAATCCGGTTCCAGTCCGGCAAACTTAACGGCATGGAATTCGGTGTCATTTTCAATCCCGACCCCAAAGACGACATGCGCGGCGCACAGCTTTGGGAAATCGTGAGAAACGAGGATTACGGGCGTATGCTTCCCGATGATACCCTTCGTCCGGAAAACGGCGACGAGTATGTCCTTTCCGGTTTCAACATCCAGCTTGTGTCTGACAGATATACCCCAGAAGCCGAACAGGAGCTTAAGGGAAAGGCGCAGGAGTATGCCGACCGACGCAAAAGGGATGACGGTACATATAACACGACCCTTGATTCCGAATGGGTGTATAACGACCGGCTGAGACGCTTCTATGAGTTCGGACAGAAAGTGTTCCTTGTAAACAGGGCTTTTTTTGAGAACGGGCGCGACAGCCGCATACTCGGCTGGGAGTTTAACCTTGACAAGCCCTGGGACAGCCCTACATACATACTCGGCGAGAGCATGCCCTATTCCCGTATCGGAGATATGGAAGACAAGATTGATTCCCTGACCTACAAGGGGCAGACATATACCGGCGGCGGAAACGGGGTCTATATAATCAGGACGAACGATACGACAGCCCCTTCCGATAGCAATGTATTCTCGGCACGCAGGTCTCTGGTCTCTTTTTTAAGGAAAGACAAGTCTGACGAGACGAAATTTCTTTTGAAGCTTTTCGCTGGTGCGGTATTCGGTAAGGACGGCTATGCTTCCGGACTTGCAGGCTTTGGTGCCCAAATAGATGAAAACGGCAATGCGGAAGTAGAATCGCTTACCTCTCGACGCTTCATCGAAACGCCGGAACTACGTCACAATCGTATTGATATAAAAGTCGGTGACAAATGGCGTGCTCCTGGTGCTGGTGTACTGAAATCGGTGGATACTGAAAACAAGCTCTGTGCATTAAAACTGGAGGAAGGAGAAATCGGTGCGGTGGCGGTTGGTGACATCTGCATGGGTATCTTTCATTCGCTTACCTCTTCGGAAAATGCTACGGAAGATACGGACGACAGTCAGGGAAACCGGACTTTTGCCGGTTTTTGTACGGTATATTTCACCATTACCGAAGTCATCGGCGATAGGAATGAACAGTTCAAGTATCAGATTCGCCCAGTGTCGGATAGATGGAAGTTCTCTTTTGAGCCTTTTGAGCAGATGAATTTTGTAGCATATGGTAGTTTCACACGTGCCGACCGTCAGACATCCGTATATGAGACACGCACCTACAGCCGCATGCTCCGCAACCAGAATACCTGGGAAATATCGGCCGCCAACATCGCAATGCAGTCGGGCGACCTCTCAAACCTGAACGTACACGGTCTGGATATGACGGGATACTCCATGTACCTGAACAGCGTGTACTTTACCGGTACGGTACGGCAGCTGAAACCTGACGGTACACCGGTATATACGGCCAATGACCGTGGAGAGTGGGCATCCGGTGAAAATTATGCCTTTTATGACCGGGTTTCCCATGATGGCGGCATTTGGCTGTGTGTAAGCGAGAGCGGCAGTGCATCTGAACCTGCAGAAGGAAATTCGGACTGGTTGCAACAAGTGAAACCGGGAACGGACGGAACTGATGGCAAGAACGGTCAGGATGGCGCTCCGGGAAGGGACGGTCAGGACGGTGCTCCTGGTAAGGACGGAGCGGATGGTGCACCGGGCAGGGACGGCGTGGACGGAGCACCGGGACAGGATGGCATTTCGGTCAGTAACCACGGAAAATGGCATACCGGCCTTAAGACACCTTACCTCGGACTGGTGAAAATGGGTGGAAAGGTGTTTTTATGCAAGGTTAGAAACGGAACGTCAAATCCACCCATGTGGACGGTTACCACCAAGGACGGAAGACGTATACTCCAGACGCAGGACGGTGGAAAGACCTATGGCTACATACTGACCGGCGAGTACAACTCCGAAGAGTACGATATGGTGGTGGAAAACGGGGAGAACGGCCTGCAGGGATGTATACTCCGCAAGGCTGAATGGGTGTCCGGAGTAGAGTGGCGTAACGATGAGTCACTGGCTGGCGGTACACGGTACGTCGATGTGGCATTGGTCAGGGATAACGGTACGGAGACTGGTTGGCGGGCATACAAGTGCCGGGTGACGCATATAAGTAGCGGGGGAAATGCGCCGGGAAACAGTACGTATTGGGAAGAGTTCGGACTTAATACGGCAGCCATATTCACATCGCTTATTGTTGCTAAAAATGCGATGATAGACTTCATGCAGGGGAACGAACTTCGTATTAGAAAGGATGACGGGACGGTGACTGCCGGCCTTAGCGGTTCCCAATCCGGTGAAAAGATACGGATATGGGCAGGTAGTTCTACTCCTGATGATGCCCCCTTCCGGGTTACTGAAGACGGAAAAGTACATGCAGAAAATGCGGAAATAACCGGAGAAGTCAATGCGACAGGTGGTACTTTTAAAAATATCAAGTCGCCCAATAACTCCTTTGTTATTAAAGAAAATGGGGACATAGAAATAACCGGCAAGGTATCCACCTCTATGAACGGAAAGCGTATTGTGATTGATTCAGCTACGAACAGTCTTAGAATGTACGGCTCCGATAATCTGTTGGCGGGAACTATAGATTTCATCGGTGAAGGTGGTAGTACATATCCCCGTATGAAATTAATCGAGTATGTTTCCGGAAATCCAAGATATACTGTTTTAATAAGACCTCAGCTAATAAATGTATCAGAGAATGATGGCAATGACTTTTATGATGTCATGATAAATACAAATGGAATAAGCTTTTTAAAAAATAATGTGGTAACTAAATCTTATCCTAATAAATAAATGCTATGAGAGTATTTTATAAAAGTAAATTAGCAAAGTGGATGTTGTGGCAGGGCTACAGCACCATTACTTTAGGCTGTTTCGTCTTTACCAAGAAAAGCAAGGCGGAAATGAAAACACGCGTTCTTAACCATGAAGCTATTCATGTAAGACAGTGGGAGGAATGCATGATTGCTTCGATGGTTCTGTTGACGCTTGTCATGTCCGTTACCGGGTTCAACGTATGGATGTATTTGTTGTGTCCGTTGTGGTTCTATTTGCAATATGGACTGGAATATGCCGTTTCTCGTGTTTACCATTCTTTCAAAGGTATACATGAAGCGGATGGGAATAAAATATCGTATGGAAATTCAGCGTTCGAGATGGAGGCAAAATCCAATGAAGAGATAGACCGTTATCTGGATGTTAGGAGACCTTTTGAATTCGCGAGATACTACGGAAAAATATGATTTTTAATTTACAAAAAAGAGATAATAGTTAATTGTTAAATTGGGCTGATTTTTGTAGTAGAAATGACGCCCCTAAAAAGTAAAGTTATGGCAGAGGATATTAAAATGAATGTCTTCCCGCAGGTTACGAGTGCGGAATACATAT